TGCTCGGCGGGAACTGGAAAGTACGGCACACGCCGGGAAGCTATTTCCAGCGCACGGACGTGCAGATCATCAAGACGCGGCCGACCGATGTGATCGCATGGGTGCGGCGCTGGGATCTGGCCGCAACGCTGCCTACCGAAGAGAACCCCGATCCAGACTGGACCGCTGGCGTGCTGATGGGTCTGCGGGCAAATGGCCGCTATGTGGTGGCAGACGTGCAGCGAGTACGGCGCCGCGCCTCCGACGTTCGGACGCTGATCGCGAACACGACGACGCATGACGGGCCGCAGGTTGTGACCGTGGTGCCACAAGATCCCGGCCAGGCGGGTAAGGATCAAGCGGAAAGCATGGTCGCCGAGCTGGCCGGCAACGTGGCCAAGTCAGCGCGCGAGTCGGGTAAGAAGGAAATCCGCGCCGAACCATTCGCGGCGCAGTGGCAGGCCGGAAACGTCGAGGTTGTCGCCGGTCCGTGGAATGAAGCGTTTTTCAATGAATTGGAAGGCTTCCCGAATTCCAAGATTCACGACGACCAGGTCGATGCCTCAAGCGGCGCGTTTTCCGAGCTGGTGACGAACAAGATGGCGCGCTTTCTGGCCATGTCTGAATGATTCGGAGTTGATTCATGGGCCAGCGAGAGGACGGATACGAGTCGGCCCTGATGACGCCAGCGCTACGCCTGCGCGCCAGCATCACCGCGACCGGCTACGACATGACGGCCCTGTACGCAACTGGCGGCCTGTATGCCGCCGTGGTCGACAAGCCATCTGATACCGCAGTCAAGGCCGGCGTCATCATTGAAGGCGACATCGACAACGGTATCCACAACGAACTTGACCGCCTGAATGTGCTTGGCGAACTGGCCGACGGGTTTCGCTGGTCCCGTCTGACCGGGTCTTCCGTGCTGCTCATCATCTGCGACGACGGTGGCCGCCTGAATGAGCCCTTGAACATCAAGGCGCTTCGCCGGATCGAAGAAATACGGGTTTTCGACGCGACTGAAGTCTCGCCGGGTCCGACGCGCTACGCGGACGCCACGCAAGCGAATTATGGCCAGCCGACGCATTACCGGCTTTCAGTCGTCGCCCCTGACGCGATCGGGCAAGTCGCTTTCCTGGCGCATGAGTCGCGCCTGATCGGGATCAAGGGCGCACCGTTGCCGCGCCGCGCTAGCGCGTACCGTGGCGTCCCATGGGAGGGCCGCAGCTCAGTTAATCGGGCATACCAAGCGATCGGCAATTACCTCGACGGCTTGTGCCTCTCGCTGGAGATGATGCGGAGGAAGCAGCAGGCCGTCTATGAAATGGAAGGGCTGGCGAACGCACTGGTCGCCAAGCAGGACGCAACGATTCAAAAGCGCATCAACCTTGTCGATTCACTTCGCGGCGTGCGGAACACCGTCGCGATTGACAAGATGGATGGCTATCACATAGAGGACGCCAATTTAACCGGCGTCAAAGACGTAGTAGGGGAACTTCAGGTCGCCGTGAGTGCGGAATCGGGCATTCCGGCGGCCATCCTTTTTGGCCGCGCGCCGACGGGCTTGAACGCGACGGGCGACGCGGATTTTGCCGGCTTTTACGACATGGTCGCCGGCATCCAGACATCACAGGGCACGCCGACGCTGGAGCGCTTGATCGCGCTCATCCTGGCACAGCAAGACGTGTTCAAAGCGGGCAGCATTCCTGAAACGTGGCACATCGTCTGGCCTCCGCTGGTGACGCCTACGGTCAAGGAAGCTGCCGATGTAGCGAAGACGGCGGCGGAGACCAAGAAGCTGGAGGTCGAAGCCGTCGGCAACGCTCTCGATCACGCGTTCATTTCGGAACAGGAAGGCCGGGAAATTCTGGTCGCGCGAGGTGTTTATGCTCTGGAGGCCGGCACTCAGACAGGACAAAGCGCAGCTCGCTACGCCACGGGCCAAGCCTAAGAAGCCCAAAAAGTGGATTTATCCGCTGGGCATTGCGCTGGAATTCGAACGCTACATCGTCGCCGAGGCCGTCACGCCCACGATTGACGCGGTCGAGCGCTTCGTGATCCCGGCGCTACCCGAGCAGCGTACGGACGCGGTCGAGGACAAGCAGTGGTACGGCCAGCTACACCTTGCTTTTCAGCGGGCGCTTGAGGCTTCCGCCGTGGCGCCTGAAGTGATCGCGCCCTTTGTCGCTGCTTTTGGCGCGCGGGTGAATCACTTCAATCAGCAGCAATGGCACGCCATCTTGCGCCAGGCGTACGGCGTCGATGTGTTTGTGACCGAGCCGGCCATGCTGGTCGAGCTCCAGACGTTCGAGCTCGAGAGCATTCGCCTCATCAAGTCGCTGTCGCCCGAATATCTGGCCAACCTGCAAGGCAAGGTCGTGTCGGCGGTGCGGCAAGGCACCAGCCTGCGCGACATGACGAAGATGGTCCGCGAGACCTACAAGGTGCCGAGGAACAAAGCAGAGCTGATCGCGCGGGACCAGATCGGCAAGCTAAACGGCGCGCTGACTGAGGGCCGCCAGACTGCGGCCGGTGTGACGGACTACCGCTGGCGCGGCGTGCTCGATCAGCGCGAGCGCGACGCGCACACGGACCGCGAGGGCAATGTTTATAGCTGGGCGAAACCGCCAGACGGCGGCCCGCCAGGATTTCCAATTCGTTGCCGATGCTGGGCTGAGCCGGTCCTGCCTGACTTTGACGACCTGAATGCGCTGTTTGTGCATTGATTCAAGACAGCATGCAGCCATGAATGCTTGACAGCATGCAGCCATGGCGACAAGGAGCCGTGATGCCAGAACGCTTTGATGTGGTGACGCTAGCGGTCACGAAAACCCCCGAAGGTTTTATCCACGATTCGCCGATCCTTACACGTACGGGCGTCTTCCCGTACCGGCGCGCGGATGGCTCGATCCAGATGGAACTACGGCCCGCCGACGAGGTTTTCCACGCTGACTCGCTGGCCAGCCTCATGGGCAAGCCGATCACGGACGGTCATGCTGTCGTGACCTCGCAAACGGCGCGCGGGATCGTCTGCGGTGCGGTGCTCTCCAAGGGCCGCCAGGACGGCGAGAACGTGCGCGCCGATGTGGTCATTCACGACACGTCGCCCGTGGATCGCGGCAACAAGGAAATTTCACTCGGCTACACGCTCGACCTTGATCCGACGCCGGGTGACTTCAATGGCACGCACTACGACGCCATACAGCGAAACATCCGCGTCAATCACATGGCGCTCGTTAAACGGGGGCGCGCGGGCAACTCGCGCCTGAATTTGGATGCGGCAGACGCCGCTGGTGAAGAGGAAGAAACGACCATGACAACAGTCAAAGTACGGCTAGACACCGGCCTGTCATACGACGCCGCGCCTGAAGTCGCAAATGAACTCGAGGCGATCCGCGTCAAGCTCGCCGAGGCCACCAAGCGTGGCGACACAGAAGCGGCCCGCGCCGACTCCGAGAAGGCACGCGCCGACGCTGCCGACGCAAAGGTCGTCCAGGCCCGCAAGGATGGCGAAGCCGAGGCAATGACCATGTTGGCGCTACAAGCCGAGGTCAAGGGCTTGGGCGTGACCGTCACGCCAGCCATGACGCCCAAGGATCTGCGCGTCGCCGGGATCAAGGCCGTTCGCGGTGATTCCTTCCCGGTCGATGGCAAGACCGACGAGTACATCGCCGTCGCCTACGACATGGCCATCGCTGACAAGGCCACCCGCACACAGGCCGTCGCCGGCCAGCGCGCCGATATGAGCGGCAGCGGTGGCGGGTCAGGTAGCCAAGGCGAGCGCCAGGACAGCAAGGACGGGCCGGCTACCTCATCGGCACAGGCACGCGAGCGGATGATCGCCGCGCGTACCACGTAAGACGCCTCTTCGTTGTCCCGTTTATCGCATTTGCATACATCAACTGACTAGGAGTCATAGACATGGCCATTCCTACACAAGATCCCGGCTTTGCCGGCATGAAGGCAGACAGCGGCGACGATCGAGTCGAGTCGTTTGCCGTCGGTATCGCGACGCTGGGCTTTGGCCTCGTCGTGGCTTCGGCCGCCGCTGGTAGCGACGTCGTCGGCCTTCCCGGCGCTGGCTCCAAGGTGCGCGGTATCTCGCTGCACAGCCACGCCATTCCAGGTCCGGCTTACGTGCTGCATGACTGCGTTTCTGTCATGACGCGCGGGCTTGTGTGGGCCAAGGTCACGGGCGCAGCCACCAAGGACGGGCCAGTCAGTTTCCAGCCTGACGGCACTGTCGGCGACGCCGCCGGCACGCTCCTCCCCAATGCCGTATTCCGTAGCGGCAAGGTGGCCACGGCTGACGGCGACATCGCGGTCGTCGAGCTCCACGCGCCATTCTCCGAGACAACCTGAGCCGCCGGCCCGGTCCCGTCTGATCTGTCTTGAATCCGTACCCGTACCGCTTGAAAGGAACACGCCATGCGTAACGCACATATGCACTACGACCAGGCCGATGCGAATGCCGCGATTGTTTTCGGGCAGAACATCGGGTCGGCCTTCCGCGCTGACGAGGGCATTTTCCTCGCGCGCCAACTCGACTACGTCAAGGCCCGCGTTTATGAGGCAAAGCTGCCACCGCTGACCGGCCTGCAACTGGTGCCGCAGACGAGCGAGGTTCCCGAGTGGGCCGCGACCTTCACATACCAGACCTTCACAGCGGTCGGGATGGCCAAGGTGATCGCGAACTACGCCGACGATCTGCCACGCGCTGACGTCAAGGGCGTGTCAGCAACAGGTACGGTCAAGGACATCGGCGACTCCTACGGCTACAACATCGCCGAACTGCGCGCAAGTTCTGCGACTGGCGAAAACCTGCCGCAACGCAAGGCCAACGCCGCGCGCCGCGCCATCGATCTGAAGCTCAACCAGATCGCGCTGATCGGCGAGCCTGCCTACGGTCTGTACGGCCTGACGACGCATCCGAACATCGGCCTGACGGTCATTGCCGGCGATTGGGCAAACGTCGCCACAACGGCAGACGCGATCCTGCTCGATCTGGATTCGCTGTGGAACGCAGTGCGCACGCAGTCGCACGGCCTGCACACGCCGAACCGGATCGCGCTGCCGTCGCTCGCCTATGGCGCGGCCAGCTCCAAGCGCCTGACGGACGCGCTCGGCGAAACCGCGATGACCTTCTTCATCAAGAAGCATCCCGGCTTCGAATTCTTCGAAGCGCCTGAGCTGGAAACGGCCGGCACGGGTGGCGTGTCGCTGGCGATCATGTACGAATACTCGCCGGAAAACCTGAGCATGGAAGTGCCCATGCCTTTCAATCAACTGCCAGCACAAGCGCGCAACCTCGAATTGGTTGTGGATTGCCTGGCACGGGCCGCCGGGGTTGTCGTGTATTACCCCCTCGCGCTCACGAAAGCGGAGGGCGTTTGACATGCTGCTCGTCAAGAATATGGCCGCCTACATGGTCAACATCCCTCCGCGTACGCATATAGCGCCTACGGCTACGGCTGAAGTCGATGAAAAGAACCGAGGCGTCGCGCTCCTCATCAAGCGCGGCGTCTTGGTCGATGCCTCATCGCCAGCGGCGAGCGCCTTGCCAGATCACAACACGGCGCTGACCACGGACGAAGATGATGACGACGGCAAGCAGGAGCCAGGCGAGCCGACCAAGGTCGCCGACATCAAAGCCGAGCTGGATCACCGTGGCATCACCTATGCGGACACGGCCAAAAAGGCCGAGCTGCTGGAATTGCTGCGCGCTTCTAACGGCTGATTGCCGGGGGATCTGATGGCCACGTCGATGGATGACCTCATCAAGATCCTTGACTTCATCGCGCCAGGCTTCGCGGCCTTGCCGGTGGAAGACAAGACGATGGCGCTGACGATCGCGGCGGCTTACCGGCCGCCGTGCCTGACTGAGCCGCAGCAAGACTTGGCGCAGGCGTATTACGCGGCTTACCTCCTGTACATGCAGGGCGCGTCCGCGTCGGCCGGCACACAGCCGATTCCGTACGGCGTCGTCATGGAAAAGGAAGGCGACTTGCAGCGCCAGTACGGCAAGAACGCAGGCAGCGACGGGACCGTGACCGACCCTTACGGGTACTACGACAACTGGAAGCGCCTCATGGACATCTGCGGCACGGGCGCGATCATGGTGGGGCAGGCGACTGGGTGCGGAGGCTGCTGTGGCAACGACGCGGGATACCAAGATTATTGACCATGGCTTTTTGAAGTTCATCAACCGCCGCAACCAGATCGACGGCCATGGCGTGAAGTTCGGCATCCAGGCCGACGCCGGCAAGGGTGACGACGGCAAGGTCGACATTCTCGACTACGCGATCATCAATGAGTACGGCACCGAAACGATCCCCTCGCGGCCATTCATGCGTGATTTTTTTGAGAAGAATCAGCCAGCGCTGCGCGCCGCGATGGATCGCGCCGTGTCGCTTGTCGATGAGGGCAAGCCGGTCGGGACGGTGTTGGCGCAAATGGGCGGCCTTGTAGAAGGCCAGCAAAAAGCGCACATACAGAATTCGAAGTCATGGGCCGCACCGAATGCGCCCGCGACGATCGCGCGCAAGCGCAACAAGGCAGACAAGCCGCTTGTCGATCATGGCTTACTCGTTGGCGCGATCCGGTACGTCAAGATATGAGCAGCTTTCGCACGCCTCAGACCATTGTCAGGCGTTTGCCTGGCGGGTATGTCGACGGGCGCTGGGTCGATGGCGCGGACGATCCGAACCCGGTGACGATCCTGGCCAGCGTCCAGCCGGCGCGGCAGGTCGATTACGACCAGATGATGCCCATGCGCGAAGGGCGGCGCATCGAGGCGCTTGTGAGGATCTACACCGATGCGGTGCTCAAGGTAGCCGGCGCTGACAACAGCAACGGCGATCGCCTCGTGTGGCCTTACGCGCCGCGTCCGGGTGAATACCTTGTGATTGACGTTTCGCCGTGGCAGTCACACGTTATTCCGCATTACCGCTATCTGGCGGCGCTGGAGGTCGAGCCATGAGCGCAGAGACCGACATCCGCGAGCTGTTACAGATGGCGACGCCAGTGCCGCTCATCTTCGCCGATGAAAACGGGCCACGGCCTCCCAAGCCGTACGCAACGGTGGCGACGCGCTGGGCAAACCGGCCGCGCGAGAATTACAGCAGGCTTGACGACAACGGCGTCAGAACGACCGAGTCGCACCGCGACGCGTCGGTCGAAATTCACGGCTATGGCGCCGGGATTTTCGAGGCGCTCGACATCCTTAGCCAGATGCTCGACACCGAGGCGATCTTGCAAGCGACGGTCGCCAGGAATATCGCGTTTTGGGACATCGGCCAGGTAACGCGCCTGCCGACGCTGCGCGACGGTTCGACGTACGAGCCGCACGCGGTCATCGAAATCAGTGCGCGCTATGTGCTCGGCGTGACTGAACAGCTTGATTTTATCGAACACGTAGAAGGCTCGATCGACACCGTCGGCGGCCTGAAAGACGACGAGCTTCCGCCGTTTGAATTCACCGTAGATATTCCCCCGCCGTGATGCGGGCCTTCAATAACCGGAGCTGATGCAATGGCGAATATTGACCGTATTGTTTCCGTGCAGATCGCCTTGAACACCACGGCGATCAAGGAAAAGAGCTTTTCCGATTTGCTTGTCGTCGGCCCGCACGCGCTCTCTGTCGGGCGCGTCATGGTTGTGACTGGCGCCGATCAACTGCTCGAGATGGGCGTTGATGACACCGACCCGCTGTACCTGGCCGTCCGGGACGTCTTCAAGCAGATCCCTACGATCAATCAGGTGTATATCGGCCGCGCACAGGCCGACGACGTCGACATCACCGTCACGAAGGCGGTCGTGGGCAATGTCTATACCCTGACCATTGGCTGGCGCGATACGACGACGTTTGACGTCATCACGCAGCAAGTCAGCTACACGGCGCTGGTGGCCGATACGGATGTGCTCATCGCCGCGGGCCTGGCAGCCGCGGTCGCCGCGGTACTGCCCGCCTTGCCGGTCACAGCGGTCGCCACCGGCCCGACGATCACGATCAGCAGCAACGTACCGGGCGACGCCTTCAGCGTTACCACGGCCGGCGCGCTGGCATTGGTGACGCCTGTCTCGACCGAGAGCATGACCGACGCTCTGGCCGCGATCCGCGCCGAGAACGACGACTGGTACGGCATCGTCCTGACCTCGCGCGATGAAGCCGACCAGCTTGACGCCGCGCAATGGACCGAGGCAAACGAAAAGCTGCTCGGGATCAGCTCAAACGATCCCGGCATCCTTGACGGCGCCAGCACGACCGACATCGCCGCCAAGCTTCAGCAGGGGCAGTTTTTCCGTACGCATGTCTGGTTCCATCGGCCAATCGACTTCGAATGGCTGGAGTCGGCCATCGCCGGCAATCGCTTTACCTTCTACCCGGGTGGCGAGACGTGGGCGAATACGCGCCTGGCGGGCATCACGTACGACTCGCTGGCCGAAGGCGAGAGCATCGCCGCGCGCAACAAGAACGCCAACACGTTCGAACCCTTCCGCAATTTCGCGATTACTCAAGGCGGCAAGGTCGCGGCCGGCGAATGGATCGACGTGATTCGCTTTCGCGACTGGCTGGCCGAGCAGATCAAGATCAACGTGGTCTCGACGCTCATCAATGCGGACGGCAAGGTGCCATACACCGACCCCGGCATTCAACTGATCGTTGCCGCGATGCGTAAGGCGCTGGACCTTGGCGTAAGCCGTGGCGGTATCGCGCCGGAGGAACACGACGAGCCGAACAACCGCGTCATTCCTTCCTACCTTGTCGAATATCCCGCATCGGTCAACGTGCCTTTCAACGACAAGGCAAACCGAGTGCTCAAGGACGTGAAATTTACCGCTCGCCTGGCTGGGGCAGTGCACATTGTTGAGATAAAGGGAAGTCTTACGTACGCCTTGTAAGTGATATGATTGCACCGTTCTTGAACGGAGGTGCAATCAATGACTGAATCGGAAATGGTCGCGGCAGATCAGACACTATCGGCGAGGTTTTGGGCGAAGGTAGATAAGCGCGGGCCGGATGAATGCTGGAACTGGACGGCAAACGCTTCGGCTGGCCGTTACGGTGCAATCAAAGTCGGTGGCAAGCGCGGTAAGGATCTGAAGGCGCATCGCGTGCAAATGATCTGGCAAGGGGTCGATGTTGATGGTCACGTCGTCCGACATAGCTGCGATAACGGTTTGTGCGTGAATCCGGCACACCTCCTGATCGGAACGCAGCTCGACAACGTACAGGACATGCTAGAGCGTGGGCGGAATCGCCCGTCGCCAGGAAGCGCTAACGGCAATTCGCGGCTTAGCAAGGATCTTGTGAGGGCAATCAAGGCAGCGCTTGCCGATGGCATACCTTGCGCAGATGTGGCTAGATCGTTCGGCCTGCCTCATCTGCTTATCTACAACATTGCGAGCGGCAAGACTTACAAGAAGCAATCCGCCGACATTGTTTTTGAGAGACCTAGCAGCCGTGGCTCGTCTCACCACAACGCAACGCTGACCGACGAAA